TTTCATCTGCAATCTTTAATGTTTTTATCAACCAAACCGGCACCTTCTCCGGCATGATTACATAAAGGTTTTCTAATATGCTTGTAAACTCATTCACAAGCATAACGGCGGTAACATACCACCCGATCAGCAGGGCAAATTCTAAGTTTAACCCTGCACCGGCTCCCATTTCCTTAATGCCCCACCCGATTAAAAAGGCGGTTCCGATCATCACGAAATACATAACTTTCTTGATGATGCCCTGCAAGCCGGTTTTTGAGTTCCAATCCCTCAAAAAATACTTTGCCTTGATCCAACCGGTCACATAATCAATCACAACCGCCGCCATGAATAAGATCAGAATAACCGGTATCTTTCCCAATGCTGCCGCTACTGCCGTAAAAATTGCCGATACGCTCAAACCTGCCGCGTCCGGTGTCCTCGTTGCTACAAAAAATTCTTTCATTGTGTGCCTCCTTTTCTTGTAAAAAAATAAAGCCTATCGGCTTTCTCTTGCTTTGGCTCGCGCCGCATCGGTACAATGCAGCACAAAACCGTTTATGATGTTTTCTTTTAGCCCCTCATTGGTACAATGCTTTAGCAAACCGAAATAGCTTTGCATGGTTGCGTTCACTTCCTTTAAAGTCATTTCGCCGCGCTCGTATGCTTTCACAATGTACTTTATGTGGGATCTCATTCTTTTTACTGTCGCGGATCTTAGCCGTATTTCGTCCTTGTTTATCACATAGCCCACAAAATCAACATTGCAGGTTGTCGGTCTTATTGCGGTTTTCTCATTCAGATTTAGCCGTAATTTTTCAAGCAGGAAAGTTTTGATTTTCTCTAACGCCCAATGCGCCTTTTCTTTGCTCTCCACCAAAATAATTGTATCATCTGCATACCGGATCAAATACTCTAAGCGTAATTCATGCTTGATGTACTGATCCAATTCGTTCATATAGATGTTTGCAAACATTTGGCTTGTCAGATTGCCGATCGGCATACCCTTATCAAATAGCATTTCGCGCGGATCTACTTCACAAGGATCCACGCCCAACGGCAACCCGAAGGCTCTTTTCTCTGAATTTATGATAATGCTAAATAGGTTTATCAACTTCGGATCCTTGATCCGGCGTTTTAAAATCTCTAACAATATCTCATGATCCACTCTGTAAAAGAATTTCGATATGTCAAGTTTCAAGTAATAATATTGTACCGGCTTTCTGTCTACCTGCCGTAACCAATATTGCAGCCTCATAGCCGCCTTTTCTCTGCCTCTGTCCTTGATGCAAGCATAACTGTCTTTTATGTAGGTTTTCTCATAAAGTGGATTGAGTAACCTATAAATAGCCCATTGCAGAACACGATCCCGAAACTGCAACGCCATAATAAGCCGTTTCTTTGGCACATGGATATAAATAATTCTGTACCCGCCTACCTTATAACGCCCTTCCTGTAATTCCTTGTATAAGCTGTTTAAATTTCTGTCAAGTTCTACGGAAAAGCGCATAATTTCATTGCGTTCGCTTTTTCCTTTTCGCGCATCTAAATAAGCTGCATAAATATTTGTGTAGCTTGCGATCTGTTCATACGTTACCTTGAATTTTTTCATGCTTTTATTGCCTTAATACTCCATGCGTTACGCCCTTCGTTTTCACTACTAACCGTATTCATGGAAATTTTTGTTTTGCCCGCACCCTGCAGGCAGGGAAATATGCCCCTTTTCTTCTCTCTGTGCGCTGCGCCGCCCGCGTGTTGCGGCACAATCTGACTATACGAGAAAAGCGGAAAACAGCCCCACATTCACATTGGAGTTAGAACGCGGGTTGTTGAAATTGCCGTTAGCCTCTCCTGCGTTGCCGACATTACCATAATTACCGCCACGAATAAGCAACCGTTACGGCACATTCCCCATAGTTTGCTTTATGAATTTAGCTTTTTAAGCCAACTACCTAAAATTTTTCCCATTTCCTCCAACATTTCGCACCACTTTCTTTGACTGTCAAGCGGTATCAAAACGGCGGCGGTATTCATTTTCGGATCCACCGCCGTTATTAAAAGCTGCCGCAAATACAGTATTTTGTGATCTACCTGCGTTAATGCCGTTTTCTTATGTTCCTTTGTTGCCGCCTCTGTCAGTCCGTCCAAAATATCATACATTGCTTTTTCGATCTGCGCCCCGATCGCGTTTCCAACGCGATACTTGCGCGGGAATTGTTTGTTATACAGACAATCATTGCCGTATGCGATCATTTCCCGCGCTTTCTTGAAAATCAGCAGATCAGCCTTCGGATCGGGCGGTTTTGCCGTTGCCCTAAAATTTCTCTGCATCTTTTTAGCCTCTCAAAAAATAAGGCGTATGCTGCCGCATACGCCACAAGGATCAAGCATAAAGCGCAGGATCCACATAAGCGGAAAACAGCCCCACATTCACAGAGGAGTTAGAACGCGGGTAGAGGAAATTGCCGAAAGCCTCTCCTGCGATGCAGACATCACCATAATAACCGCCACGAAAAAGCAACCGTTCCCCATTGTTGCGGAAATACATATAGCCTCTGCCGGTCTTGTCGCTGTTCGGAAAAAGTGCCAATGCCTTTAACAGATCGGGGATTGTCACGCCGCTTTTGGCTGTCAGCGTTCCAAAATCTTTCGCGCCATATCCCGCGTTATCGTCTGCCTGCTTATGCTCTACCGTTGTTGTAATATGAAATGCTGTTGTTGCATTTGCGGGGTTGCCGGTATAGTCAAATTTCAGCGTACCTGCCGTTTTCGGTGCAACCAACGTACCGTTTGGCATGATTGCCCGCCATGCCGCGCTATTTGCGCTTAAATCGGTGTTATGGATCGCTGCGTTGTTGTTCGGTATGATCTGAATTTCTCCGTCTACCAAACGCGCCACAACCCATTTATGCACGTTCCCTACAATATCATTTACGCCGTATGCCTCCCAATTCCTGCCACCGGTGCCGGTCAACGTGCGGTACACGTTGGCGGGGTTCTGCGGGCTTAATACGCCCCTCTCATACGCCTTTATATGCGACTTGCCCTGCGATGTATTCCCGCGCGGCTCTAATCCTGCTGCCGTAATAAGGTTATGCAATACTCCCCATTCTGCCGCCGTCATAAGGTGCCACCCCGCACCCTTGTTATAGCAAACCTCAACCGCCCGATCAAACGTGATGCAGTTTGCCGGATCTTGGTTCGGCAGGGAATAGGCGCGGTTATTTTTAACCACATTGATATATTTGGAAACATAGATATACGGCACCACTTTATCATTGATGATAAATGCGGGGTGCGGCGTGTGGGCGGTTCCGATCCCCAATTCGTCCAAATACACAAGCGGGATCTTTACCATGACGGAGGGGATCCCCATATCGTCTAAAATGATCTCGTCATTTGCTGCTGCGCCTCTCAAATCTTCATAACTACTCATTGATATATACCTCCTCAATACTCCATAATGTTAAGGTGCATTTTGAAATGTCAAAACTTTTCTGCACCTTTTCCGTTGTCGGCTTGCCCTCGCCGTCCGGTTCGCCCTCGGTGTACTCATATTCACGCGGCGGGATCTCAACCTGCGCAACGTAATTTTCGCCCAAACCGAAAACCAAATTGCCTTGACTATCCGCGCAAATATCCTTCTTTACTGTATCGTCCGTCTGTAACCGCTGTAATTTCATAGCGATCGCATCGCCGATCCATAGCGTGTTACCGTCCAACTCATAGCCGATCTTTTTTCCCGCGTTCTTTTCGATAACCTTGATCGTTGCCTTTGCCATTACATCATACCTCCTAAAATGAAATATTTTATAGTTACCGGCGTTTTCGGGCAATCTTCTACCTCGATTTTAAAGCCGTTTAACTGCTTATCCTTGATCCGGATCGCCCTTCCCTGCTGCAAATCGTCACAAAACACTATAACGATGTAATCCAACGTATTGCGGGCTTTTTTCATTGCAACCGTTACGCTTTCTTTGTTGAAGGGATAGCCTTCATTGCTGCTTACTTTGACGGTTCCGGTTTCAAAATAAGTGTTTTCCAATTCCCTTTCATGCTGCCTTAGCTGAATGATCCCCATGTTGGCAATAATCATAGCCTCGTTTATGCCGTTGTCCATGTGGTTCATGTTCTGCTGATTGAAACTTGTTCCCGCCTCGATCACATCGCCAAAAACCGGCGTTAATAAATAGGTGCCGTCCGGCTGCTTTGTTACCGGATCTATGTTTTCTGTGATCGTGTATGTGTTGCTCTTTTCAGTACGGCGGTTTTTCCATAAAATCAGATCATACATTCCGTTTTGCCCTCCTTACTCTTTCTTTATGGTTATTCTGATGCCAATAGTGGCGGTTGCCAGTGTGTCCTTCTTGGTGTTATAATCCTTGCTTTCCAAAAGTTCGTTATTGACATCGTACA